TAAGTCGTAATCAGGTAAATTAAATTTAGTCTTTTTAGCAACACCTTTTTTTCTTCTATCTTTTATTTCATCCCAAGTTGTTTGACTTTTAAGAAAAGTAGTAGTTTCTTTTACCCAGTCAGATTTTTCATTTGTTACTTTACTTGCTATTTTTTGACCTTGTTTGTTTGCTAAAATAACACTATTTATATCAACTTCTCCAATGTATGTAAATAGTTGTTGTTTAGTTATAGGTGTGCCAAAAATAGTAAAAATAATTATTTTTTTATTATTACCTTGCATAATCCAATTATCTGGTAATGTTGGCGTAATTTCAGCTTTTCCACTAAAATTTATTTCTATTCCTAATATTTCAACATCTGAATCTATACTACAATCACCATCATTACATACAATGGTAGCAAAACCATTTGCATATTGTAGTTGTTTAGAGTTATAAAATTTGCTTGTTCTTATTGCTTTTCCCATTATTGTCCTAAAATTAAATTTACTAAAATTACAACGTCTAATACATTTGTAATACCATCATCATTTATATCACCTCTTTCAAGTTCGCTATCTTCTACATTTGTTGCAGTTCCGTTTACAATTTTTGCTAATCTAACAACATCTAAAACATTTGTTACATAATCACCATTTACATCACCAACAGGATAAAAAACATTTTCACCAATTTGTTTAAAACTTACAAATTCTGTGTATTCATCAGCATTTTCAGATATTAAAGGAAATATTTTAATTTCAAATTCAAGTTCTGCATTTAATGGATCAATAGCATATTTTTTTGTTATTGATAATTGACCACTAAATTCATCATCTAAATTTGATTGTGTTTTAGAAACATGAAATAAATCTTCAATAAAAAAATCAAATTGTGGTTGATTAGTTTCGTCATAATCTCCATCTTCTAATGTTAAATTTATATCTTCAAATATAACACCACTACCATCAGGTGTACTAACTTTTTTCAAAGAAATTACATACATCCAATCTGATATAAGATTTTCATCCACATTCACATATACAGGACCATTATTTACAATAGTATTTTGACTTATACTAACATTAAATAAATCTATTTCAGGTTCGTCTTGGTCTATTGTTTCATCGCCATAAGATGGGTTATCAAATGGATCTCCTAAATCTAAATTTATATCACCATCGTTATTACCATTATCAAAAACAATACCATCATCATTGTCGTTAAACATTTCATCATCTGGTATTCCATATTCGCCTCTATGAACCTGTACTGCTTCTATAGATACTTTTTCTATACTTTTTGTTATTTTTGTAATAAAGAATTGAGGATAAACAAATTGTCCATTTTTTATTGATGATTTTGTGTAATCATAACCAAAAACTTTTTGTTCATTTAATAATGAATCAAATTTTATGTAATCTCCTGATTCTAAATTAATATAATTAAGTGGTAAATCACACTTTACAATTAAATGTTGATTTGCATAAAAACTAACTAATCTTTGTTGTAATTTTCTTGCAGTTATGTCATCTCTTATATATTCACTTTCTACATCTAATTTAGCTTCTCCTGCTGTCAATCCATAATATTCTACATTATATCTTAATTCATCATTTGGATAAGTATCTTCAGGGTAAATTGCTTGTGTTAAAGCGTCATAAGTTTGATAAGTTTGTTCTGTTTCCAAATCTTTTATAGCGTATGATGTATCTCCTTCAAATTCGCCTGAAGCATAATTTTTTTTATATAAAATTCTTACTTGATTTTTAACGTCATCTAATTTTGTAAGTGTAAAATTATAACTAAAAACATCCTTCGCTTCAATCATTTGATATTCTATATTGTCTAATGTTTGATGTATTGGTATAAGTTTAAATTGACCAAAATTATCATAAGATGGTATAGCTATAGAACTTTTATATAACCCTTCAAATACTTGCTTTAATTCTTTTTGTTCATTTAAAACAAAATCATATTTCCAGCCATCAAAAGTTGAATTGTTTTCTATATTTTGTTCAAAATTTGCTTCATTAGCTAATATATCTTTTGAAATATCTTCTATACGACTAATTTGATTTCCATCACCATCAATTCTGCCAGCTACATTACCATAAAAATCTCTATTATTTAAATCATTTACTAATATATCTTGTAAAATATATAACTCTTTAAGATTAGCTAAGCACCATTGATTATTACTGCCTCTTTTATTTAATGGAGAACCCCATTGTATACTATCAAAAGTATTAGTATCATTCCATCCTTTTATTATATTCATATATGCAAATTGAGAAGATGTGTCAAATTGTGCATTTATATTAGAATCAATACGTTTTGAGTTACCATTATTACTATTACCATCATCAAAAATTGTTACTACATCTTTGAAATATCCTTCATGAGTACCACTTGGAACCATAGCAGGTGTATACCAATCATCTTCTGGAATTTCTGATAAAGAACCTCTATTTTTTTGCCAATAAAATTTATTATCATCTTCTGTCATTTCTTCAAAGCCATCAGAACCATGTGAATATCTTTTTACTAATTCTTTTTCACACCAAAAATGTGTACACATCATATCATTAGTTTTGTCTGCTAAACTATCATTTATTGTTAATGGTCTTATTGTACTAACATTGTAAAAAACTTTAGTAACACATGGATAACTTCCTACAGATTTTAATTGAAATCTAGCATAAGCACCTGAATCTCTAAAATTAACACCTTTATAATGTAATCCACTTTCATTATTACCATTTTGTACCCATTGTGGATTAAATTCTTGTGGTTCATTATAATTTTGCCAGTTTATATCTTTAGTAGCATATATTTCTTTATCAGGTATTACACTTTCAGTATCGTTAATTGCAGTAGGCTGCCACCAATACATAGTTGGACTTTGATCACTGTCAGGATTCCAATCATTTTCATATTCAGTTTGCATAAAACTATCTGTTACATTTGGCGTAATTTCATTATTAGCATCACTTTCAGTATAACCTTCCATATATTCTCTTATATTTTCATCAGCAATATTACCATTATTTTGATAGCCAACAAATTTATTACATGATAAATATAATGGTGAAAAAACATCTTCTCCATCTGTTTGTACTTGTATTTGATTTTCTTGATTTATAGCAAAAAATGTAACTTTATCTATTGGTCTATAAACTCTTGCTGGTATACCTATACTGCCTGTACCTTCTAATTCTCCATTTATTTCTGTATATTGTGAATATACAAGTGCATTTGAATTTAATTTAAAATTTGCCGAAATACCATCTACAGCATTATCAAATGTATAAAATTCTAAATTAGTATAATCTAAATCACCAGAATTATATGGTCTTGAACCCCAACTTTGTACACCTCTTTGAAAAATATGTAAAAAAGATTCATCATAAACAGACACAAAAGCATTATTTCTTAAAAAACCTCTAGTATACAATTTATGAGATTGTGTAACATCTTCATTTTCAAAATCAACTTGAGTTCCTTCATTCCAAGTTCCAAATAATTGTTGATTAGGTTTGTCTATTTCTAATCTATCTAATTTATTATAAATAAGTGGCGTTGCATCTAAATTTCCATATACAGCAGGATATGGTTTACCAAAAAGATTTTCATCATATTGTACACTATCTTCTGGTATTAATGTGCTAGGTACTTGTATAGATAAAACTTGCTGTGTATAATCTTCAAGATTTAATGTAATACTTTCTGCCGATTGATTAAAACGTCTAATAGTTCCTGTATACATTAATAAACTATCTTCTAATGAATCAATACCATTACAAACAAAAAACACTTGACAAACAGATTTTAAATAATCAACTACATTATCACCAAACTTTTTACCAGAATATTCGTAATTAGATATATTAACAGACATACTAGATGTTGTAAATTTATTATTAATTAAATCTGCTGTTGTAGTTAAAGATGGTGTATTTATTAAAAGTGGCTCATAATTTTCATAAACACCTGCAAAATTTTTAAGTGTTGTAGATTTTATAGATAAGTTTATAACGCCATCAGATTGTCCTTCAAAATCTTGATTTTCCTCATCTAATCTAACACCTTTGTATATTCTCAATATAGGATATACAGATGTAGTTCTTGAACTTCCTAATGCACTTTTAAATTTTGGCGATAATTCAATCATTAACTTAACCCAAAATCGCTACCTCTACGAGCAGCTTCTTTAATTGCTTCAGCAAGTTCACCCTCTACAAAGTCTTGTGTCATAACATTACCTGATACATTAACAACTATATTGCCTGTAGATCCACCTTGATTCATTTGATTTAAAGTTTCAAGTCCTATAGATTCTACAGCATTTCTACTCATTACAAATTCGCCTTGTTCTGCTTCAATAATTGTTCCACCTTGTGAGTGTCTACGTCCACCTACCATTCCACCATATTGAAAACTTCCAACTGGTGCACCTGTACCTACTGAACTTCCACCACCACCTCCACTAGAACTAGAACCTATATTATTTGCAGACATAGCAACTTGTCTAGCTTGAACTAAACCTGATGCAAGAGATGCAGCATATGCTAATTGAGGAAATGGTGCTGGAGCTATTTTTGAAACTTGTGCATATGTTGATTGTGCAGCAGCATAAGCATCTACAAGAGAAGCAGCAGCTTGTATTGCAGCAGCACCTTTAGCGTTTTTTTCACTCATACCAATTAAATTTCCAGTTGCAGAAATAGTTTGTGAAATTACTTTAAGTTTTGTTTGTGAAACTTGTAATTCTTTTTGTTTTTCTTTATCTAATAAAGCAATTCTTTTGTCAGTCAACATTTCAAGGATTGCTGTGTATTGTTTCATAATTTCTTCATCTTCACCTATTGCTTCACCATGTGCTTTTAATTTTTCAATATTAGCTATATTTGATTTTACATTTGCAAGTTGTGATTCATCAGTTTTTCCATACATATCAAGAATTTGATCTTGTGTTTTTATAAATGATTCATAAGTTCCAAATCCTGATTCGATTGCAGCGATATAAGATTTTATAGAAGATATACTTTTTTTAAGCTCTTCATCTTCTTGACTATACAATTTTACACTAGTTTCTGTAACTTGATTATTTTTATCTTGGCTATCTGTTAGGTTTTGATAAACTTCTCCTTTTAAACCGACTAAAGCAGCCAAATCTAATGATGTTTCTAATAATTTATTTTCATTTTCTTCACTTAATTTTAATGAATCATTGTTTTTATTTTGTGCTAATGTTGTAGTTGATAATTGAGATTCTAATTTTGTTAATTCATTTTTTAATTCTGCAACTTTTTTACCTTTCATTTCTTTTAAAAAAGCATCTAAAGATTGTTTTGCATCATCTAAACCATCATTTGAATCATTAAAAACACCAGTTAAAACTAATAATTCAGCTGCTAAAACACCTACAGCGGTAGCCATAACACCAAAACCAAGCATTGTTTGTTTTTTTATAACACTAATTAATACAGCTCTATATTTAATCATAGCACCTACAAGTGCTGCTCCAACTACAGTAGCATAAGCTTTGATTCTTTCTGTATCAAAAGCATCAAAAATTACTGTCATAGCTTTTGCAAAACTTTCAACTATAGGTAAAACTGCTTTGCCAAGACTTTCTTGGAAATTTTTTAAAGAAGCATTTAATGTTTGAAATGCTTGATTTGATGTTGGTAATTCTTCATTTAGCGATTTTAATTTATTTCTAGCAGCTTCTAAAGCAGCTTCTGTAAATGCTTGTTTTTTTTCAAAATCAGTTAAAGTATCTGCTGTTTTTCCAACTTCTTTTGCATATGTTTTGTAAGCATCATTTGATTTAACAATTATACCAATATTATCAAGCATAAGACGTGATTGACGACCAATACCAGTAACAAGAGATTGTATTGAAGTATTTACATCAACACCAAGAGCATTACCTAATCTTTGAGCCATATCAAACATATTAGCCATTTCATCAGAATTTTTAGTTACTCCAAGAATCATAGCATTGTTTGCTTGTTGTAGTAAATCAAAATTAGATAAAGTTCCATCAGTTGCATCTCTCAACTTACTTATTGAAGATGCTGCATTTAATGTGCCACCTGATAAAGATGTAAATGCTCTTTGCATATCTTGTATTTTAGCAGCTTGTTTTGCAAATTGTATAGTTTGCCTAACACCAAGCGACATAGCAAAACTAAACAATAACATATGTGATCTTATTGTTGCAAATGAGTTATCTAATAGTCTATTAGTAGATAACATTCCAGCTGCAGATTTTCTATTTTGTTGCATAGCTAATGTAAGTTGTTGCATAGCAACCCTGTTGCCTTTAGCTGCTTTACCTACAGTAGCGTAACTAATTCCTAAATCTTTAAAAGTTTTGTTTTGTGCTTTTAATTTTGCTGTCATATTAGCAACAACAACATTATGTTTTTTACCAGCAACAGTTAAGTTTTTTTCTGCTGCTTGTATTGCTTTTATTGCAGTTACTATTTCTTTTTGACCAGATGGTTTAAACTTTACAACAATATCCGACATCTATTTCGCCTCTTTCTTCGCTTTTTCTTTTACAGAATTTATCTTCTTCGCCATCGCATTTTTAATTATAAAAAAATATTGTACCCATCTTGCAGGTTGTTCACC